CTAATATTTTCATTTGACTATCGCTTCAGTACCCTTCAGCCAAATTGTTACTCTACCGAACATCTGAGTGGTTATTACGACTGCATAATCTCCTACCCATGCTTCAATCTTATAGGTAAGTCCACCGAATTGAGCAGGTGCGAGTGTAGCGACTTGGTCGCTTGTATTAGGTCGCAAATAGCTGCCAACTCGGTAGGCTCTCCATGATTGAACATTTCCCGGTAAGAAAACAGTTGAACGGGCTGCAGGTGGTGGTGGTGGCGGTGTTGCAGGTTTTGGTCGAAGTAATCCGGCTACTCGGCTTTTAGGGATTCCACGAACTTGTATAGCGTCACGCCCTGTACCTGTACCTGAACCTGCACCGTTTTGTTCTAATATGTTAATAGTGGTAGCGGTTACTGATTCACATATTCCAATATGTCCATAAGGATTACCGGCAAGACCATTAAGCACTACAATGTCACCTTGTTGAGCATTACTACCGGCTACTAAGTTAAACTTTCCTAGAAGCGGTGCACTTGGTCTGTTCCAGTAATCTATTGCATTACCCCATACTCCGGTAGCGAGTCCAAATTCCTCTTTAATATATATAAGTATAAGATCAACACATTGGTAAGCGTAAACATGGTCATAGTCAATCCTACGTCCTAACCATCTATTCTTAAAGTCTTGATAAGCCATTCTAACCTCCTTATTTAACGATTTGTCTATCCACTAATTGAGTATCAATATGTTGCTCACTTGTAGTGTTTTGAAGTACTGCAAGTATTCGTGAGTTACTGGTATAAAGTTCACTGAGAGAAGTAGCAATTTGTTTGAGAGGTATTTCTTTATAAGTCTTTAATTGTCCTTCTAAATTAGCGATTGCTTTTTGGTTTTCTAAATGTTGAGTGCGAGCTTCGTCACGCTCTTTTTCTAAAATATCTACTCTATCTTTTAAGTCTTTTAAGTTTTGGTCTTTAACTTTTGACTTGACAACATAAAATCCCACGACCCCCATTACTATGAGTGTGATGATATTTAGCCAATTGTTTAAGTTTAAAGTCATTATAGTACTCATGCTTATAATATCACGTTACGCTTACTAAGTGACCCATTAAATAAGTATTTTGTGCACCAGTAGAACCGGCCATACCTGATCCATACCACCACAGTTCAATATAGTCACCGGCTACAAGATACAAAAGCCCACTAACGCTACTACCGCCAGTAAACGGTCCAGCATAATAAATTGACGCATTACCCTGTAGAACAATTGAACCATTTTTATATAGATAGGCAGCAAACCCACTTCCAGACCCGCCTGTAAAGACTATATTTCCATTAAACTGATAATACCCTGTAACGGGTACGGTATATCTATTATTAGTTGTAGAATCAAAATTGTTATTGCTATCAAATACTTCTGCGTTTAACGCTATTTTTGCAGGAGTACCGCCAGTAAATGCACTACTTCTATACGCATAAAACTTATATGGATTCTGTGGATACGATCCAATGTATTCTCCTATATCAGACAACAAAACTTTGTGAGTTTGACCTGACGTTGTTTCATATGTTGGTACAAAATCTGTGCCAGTTGGATTAGTGTCTTGTGGTAGGTTAGAAATCTTGGTCATGTGCTTACTAACCTCCCCTGGAATCTCGAATATATAGCAGTTCCATTTAATGTTTTACTCGCACTTTGTGAATAATATATAGGGTATATGTACTCACCGGCAGTTAGATAACAATCCATTGATCCATACAAAGATATATTTCCTGTAGTGTTTGGTATTTCTTGACCTCGTTTATATTCTGTTGTTCCGTCTTTACTAAATCCTACAAGAAAAGGAACTCCAGCTTGCCCTTGTAATTGAACCCCAACAGTAAAAGTGTAGTAGCCATTTACCGGAGCAGTAAACCTATAATTAGTTGTATCGTAGTTAGACCCAACATCATACTCCTCGGTATTCATATTGAGTTTTGTCCATGTAGTCGCAACAGTTGTTTGATTAGAACCCATATACGCACTAAACATATATGGGTTTACAAAGTTAGTTCCAACGAATGTTCGTACATTATTTAATGTCGTTTTTTTAGTAGTTGTATCTGTTGTATCTACCGTAGGAATATAGTCTGTTCCTGATGGGTTAGAATCTAATGGTAATGCGGTTATTTTAGTCATATTGCATACTCCACAGCAGTTAAATGTCCATAATCATTTGTATCAAACACTAAATCATTAGCTGATACTGCTTGTCCTTGTAACGCAACTGTATACGTTCCGGCAGGTAGTGATGTTACAATCCACGTTCTAGCAAAAAACTTATGTGAGTTTGCTTCGTTAGTAAATATTAAAGCACCAGTACTATTAGGAGCATACGCAGTACCGCTATTGAAACTTAATCGAAACCTTGAAGATGTTCCGGCAGCGTTACGATAATATGTCATTTGTAAATGAAGCATTACATCACCGCCATAAGTTGTGAGTGAACCAGTCGTAAAGTTAGTGATATTAGACATGCCACTCGCAGCGGTAATTGTTTGGCTTGCCATAGCTACTTCATTATAAATAGTAGTCATTCTTACAAGGTTAGATAACAATACACGTTTTGTATTAGAAGATTCAGTATCATTAACAACTATGTAGTCTGTTCCTGTTGGTGTTGCGTCTGGTGGTAGTGCAGATATTTTAACCATGATTAACTCGGTGTATTAGGGTTACTTAATGTTTGCTCGTTTTCTAGTGAGCGTTTTAGATCATCAACATAGGTACTTGATTTGAGTGGTAGTTTTCCTATAACTAAACGAACGTAATCCGTACCTCTGGTAATGCTTCTAACCTGTAATACAAGGTTATCTATAAAGCTTCCAAACGATCGAAAGCCTACGGTATCTCCTAGATTGATTGAATCAATGTCATACGTTTCACTAAGTATAGTAATCTCACTTGAAAATTCCTCATCACTATATTCTTCCATATAACTTTCACTTAACGTCTGTGCAGTTGCAGCAACCGTTACACGGTTGTCTGACATACGTTTTAAACCACGCTTATTGATAGCAAGAGAAGTTGTATCGGTGTATAGTTTAAGCAAGTTTACTCCGGCAGTTGGTCCACCCGAAAAGTACACTACGTTTTTAATATTCTCAATTGTAGAGTGTACTTCAATACTTTCAAGATGTTTGTGTAGCGTAAAGTAATGAGTCGGTGAAGCAGCCGTTTCTTTAAATGTTAATTGCTGAGTTGCAGGGTCTACTGTCCAATACCAACCAGACGGAGCAAGTTCTAAACACTTGTTTATTATTTCCAACACTGTAGCAAGTCGAAATGTATAGGTCAAAGATAATCCTGTTAAATCTACATCACCCTCTGTTACTCGACCACCATACGTTAAGGCATTAGTTATCATTGTACTCGGATCAGTTGAAGTAAATACAGCGTCTGTAAGAATAGCACCTGAGTACAATTTAAAATATAAATCTAATGTACCGGTAGAAGTGGCATAAGTACCACCATTATAAATTATAGGAGCACCGTTTGCATAACTATCAGAGGGCGAAGAACCAATATCGCAATAATCTGTACTATATAGCAAAATATAATATCTTGTACCAGAGCTTAATGCAATCGGAGTAGTTAAAATAAAATCATAATCTGTTTTTGCATTTGCCGGACTGGTAACCGTTGTTGTTATTGTGTCTAACAAAGTACCAAGAGTTACGCCACTATTATTATCAGCAGTTCCTGTATAAAACTTTAATGTCACATTAACGCTTGCAGGGTAATAGCCTAAATATGAATTTCCTGCCCCTAATTTTAAAACGATTTTACTTAATGTATATGAAAGTCCAATAAAAGTTTGACCAATAGAATAGTAGGCATACACTTGTTGACCAATATTTCCTAATGGCCAGTAATCACTACTTGTTGTTTGACTTGTTTGCAATGTAAAAGCAGAGTTGCCATATATATAATCATCTAAATCTTTACCATGCGATATAACCGTGATAGATGTACGATCTTCTTCACCAACTTTATTACTCCACCCGGATATATACCCACTGAATACTAGCACTCCATTAGGGTCATCATCTGAATACTCATAAATATCTACATCATTTCCACTGGCAATTAACCGCCCTGAATCTTTGTTACCTATATCTTCAAAGCTACGTTCTGTTGTAATAACTTCACCGAGTTCAGTCGTAAGTTGTTGCCCATCCTCGGTTTCAATATCTAATACATCTTCATGAGCAGTATCTAATCCTTGTCCTACTTCTATAGTAGTTTCAGCACTCCCGGTGTTTATATCTTGTGAGTAATTAAACTCACTAAATACATATGGTAAAGTTCCAAGATAAGTACTGTTCCGGTATATCTTATAGACATGTTTGCGTTCTAATATCATACATACCTACTCACGCAAGTTATTGAACCAGTAAACGATCGAGTCGTAAATTCATCAGCGTAGTACCATGTTTGATTGCCAACTTTAAATTCAGGTATTGCACCGGTATATACTACATCTACACCATTGACTTTGACTGTTTTGTTAAACGAATCCACAACAAGAGAATCACTTGCAGCCCATGTTCTATTAACTGTGACAGCTTGACCAACAGAGTTATTACCCATCAGTACACTCTTAGATGTACCACCTGTAATAACTGAATAATTTAACGTAATGACTGGTACTTGCCATTCAGCACTTCCACTAAACGGTATAACGTAGTTCAAAGTTGAGGTTGTGGTAACAGGTATAGACTTTAAGTTAGTAGCAGTCGTGTCATATCCAAACCGATCGCTACAGTAAAAGGTAAGATCAAGTTCTTGGTAGGAGTTATTCTCCACACTCGCAGGAGCGTCTATAAGTGTTGCATAATACTGTCGAGTAGTATTTCCTTGATTCAATACTAAAACCTTATCAAGAGGCTGTAGTATCGTCATAAGACTATCTAACGATTGTTGCATTAACTCACGAGTCGGCATACTGATTCCAACTTTGACTATAATGTTTCGATCACTATAAAAGCCAGAGTTTACTTTTGATTTGTTTGTTCGAGTGATCTGACCAAAGGTTACGTTCCGTTTCGGTATGAGATAGGGGTTGGTAGACAAAACCGTAACGCCTGTGATTGATGTTAGGCTTGTTCCATTAAATGTAACTGGGTTTATAATTTGTGGCATTATGCTGGACTCACTCCTAGATTAACACGTTTCATGTCACGATTTAATCTTCTTAATATATAATCTGCGTCTGATTGATTTTGTACACTTCCAATATTGATTGTAATACTTTCACTATTGCCTAACATTCCCTTAGTTTGTTGTGCGGTATTAACTTGTGCACCATGCGGAAGATTAACCAACTCAGGACCACGCTCTCCAACTAAAGCAAGACCACCAGGAGCATACTTTGTACCAGTCGCAAAACTTGATAACCATTTATTAGCTCGTGCTTTTTGTTCTGGTGATCCATTCTTAGCCAACGCTTGCATATCTCTTTTAAGTTGTGATTGAGAGTTTATATATGAGCTTGCAGCTTTATCTCTGGCTTCTATTGCGTCACGCATTTCGTTATAGCTTTTCCATACAAGTGCAATTGCTGCGAGTGCTGCTGCGATTGCTATTGCCGGCATGATAATAGGTGAAGAAGAAATCATAGTTGCTAATCCTATGTATGAGCCACCTGCAGCCGTCATAACAGCCTGAAATGCAACTAAAGCACCATTCAACATCATGGCTAATTTAATTGCTACAAACACATCCACGAGCGCCCAGAACGCCCACATATGTTCACTAAAGAATGTAACGAGTCCGGCAAACATATCCCATAGTACTTTTACGACAGGCCATAGAACATCAAGCACAGCTTTTAGCATAGGAAATGCAGTCGTTGTAAGCCACGCTAAAGCTTTTGGTAAATTAATTGCAATCCATTCATTGACCTGTTTGAGCCACGCCTGAAATTGATCACTTGCAACGAAGTTAGATAACTTGCCTGCTAATGGTGTTAGTGCTCCGACAATCATTCCACCGATAGATTCTTTAACATCATCCATCTGATTTTTTAGTATTGCCATCTTACCGGCAAATGTTTTACCTGCTGCTTCGGCACTTCCACCAAACTCAGTCTTTAACTCACCAAGAATAATCTTCTGAGCTTCCATTGTCTTACCGGCTTTGACTAATGATTCTATTTGCGTTTTCTGTGCGTCAGTAAACTTAACACCAACACGAGTCAATGCAGTTATACCGTCAATAGGATTGTTTAACGCTTTACCAAGTTGTATCGCTGAGCTTTTAGTATCTTGACCTAACGCTTGTGACATATCCAGTACAGTTTTAGTAGCGTCAGGAAATACCTCTTTACCAATATTAGTAAAGGTAAGAAGCATATTTTCTGCACTTAATACTGCTTCATCTGAGAACATAGTTGTCTTTTGTAATGAGCTAGCAAGTTTATTTGCTTCATCAGCAGTCCACCCTGCTACACCACCAGTCGATTTAAGAACAGCATTTAATTGAGCACCGGCATTTTCTGAATCTTGAAATGATTTAACCGCAGATATTCCAAACGCAGTTACAGCAGCACCGGCAACGGCAGCTCCGACAGCAAGTTTTTTTCCGAAGTCACCTATACTACTAGATATTTTACTCGTTTCAGCATGAAACTTTTTAGTATCTAAATCTAAATCATAATGGATTGAACCAACATTAGTGCTCATTTAAAGTTCCTCGCATTTTTAACTTCTTGTACCGTTCCTGATATACCTTTTTCTTGCTTCTTTAATCCACTAACAAGATCATCATTTGCATTAGAAGCATAAACTAACATCAACGCTTCTTTTGCTTGTATCTGGTACATAGAATTTACTAGAGAATAGAAAGTCTTGGCATACTCATTAAGAGTCTGATCTAAACTATATCCATAGAATCTAATAAATTCTGGTACTATCATAAGCCAGTCGTTACTTTCGTTTTTTTTTCAGCATCAAATTTCACTCCTGCTTTGTTCAAGTATTGGTTATCTTCAGGTTGTGTATTACTTGTCATCTGAGTAATAAGATCAATAGTGTCAGTCATATTAAGTTCTACACCCTCAAGTTCTGGTATTAGTTCGTTTATAACTTCGTCCATATCTTTCTGTGCTTGTATAATAGATTCTTTTGTAGCTTCTTTTGGACTTTGAAAAACATCACCAATTTTTGCAACAATTAAAGCATGTGACAGTCTTAACGGACTACAGTTAAGATCAACTCCTCGGATAGTTACTTTAAATTTTTGTGGTCGTAAATCTTCAATACTTGGCATATTATTCCTAACTTATTACTGCTTCATCCCTATGAACTACTTGCAGGGTTATTTTATAAATCTTTGCTAACTCTAAATCACGCTGTACATCCTCTATATCACCCAGAACCAAAAAGGTGTATACATAGTCATTACCTATCGTTGTAGAGTGCATACGGTGAATGTATCGTTTAATCTGTTCTAGCGTCTGTATAGCTTGCTGAGAGGTGGTGTTCTTAACATATATGTCTACTACTGATTCCTCTATAGGAATGTAGTTATTCATTTGACCACCGGCACGAAGTACATATATACCATCTTGAGTCGCAGGTATTTGACCTATAAATATATCAGTTCCAACTGTTCCGAAGTTGGCATTGTCTAGATAAGTTCCAACTGTTAAAGCTACATCAATCATGCTCTTGCCCTCGGTGTGTGTTTACGGATTGTCATAACTAATTTTTTAGCTTGCTCATCTCCGGCTGATTTTAAAAACCCTTTTCCAACGCCCGGCCATTTATAATTTTTAACAGTTCTTTTACTATCTCCACCAAACTCTTGAAAGCGGGCGTATTCAATCCAAAAAGATACTCTGTGATGTAATGGTGATATTCTTTTAGCTTCTGTTTCACCTCGTAATCCACCTTTGTCATATGGTGCTTTGTTCTTTGCATTTATAAGAGTATCTCTGGCAGCCTCTCTGAAAGCATCATCTAATACATTAAATAGACTTCTCTCAAATTGTGGTAGTTTGTTATTTACGATTCTCATGAAATTACTCCATATCTAAGCAGAGTGACTTTAATAAACAAGACTTCTGGGCTTCTTAATCTACGAGCCTTTGTTACACGCTCCACTCGAAAGTACTCACCATCTATGCGTAGTATATCTTCTTTGTCTATTCCACTATCAGGATTGAACCACGCCATAGCGTCAGAGTTTATTACTTCATTAGATTGACTACTCACTTGCTCAGTGATGTATCGAAAGTGACACGCATGTTCCACCTCTGCGCCCTGAACAAAATCGCCATAGGCATTTCTGGTTGTAGTAACCTTATACGCAGTATGTAACATAGGTGGTTTTATAGTGTCACCCTCGCATTGTACCTGTTTACACTAGCTAATTGACAAACTCTACAGGTTTTAGTTTTGCCATATTCATATGTATTTCCAATATTTCTTAGATGCCCATTTTTACAATACTCTTTAACATCAGACTTATATGTAAGTTTAACTTGTTTGGCATTTAATTTACCTCTACGAGTGTTTACAGATGGAGTAACCTTATCTAAGTGCATAGGATTTACGCATTTTTTATTAAAGCAAGTATGGT